GTTATTAATAGTACGCTCATAATTATTCTACATTAGTTGCTGTTTTATTTTCAAGAGATAAAATAGTCAAAGGTTTAATTTCCATTCGAATTGGTTTTTGATATTTTAAACTCATCAATTTATTGAATGTTGGTAATAGTTGCTGAATATATGGAATGATCACAGTATTCCTGAAAAACTCAGAATGTTGAATAATTTCATCACTTCCTCCTAATTTTCCTGCTGTTGCGATACCAAATAATTCAGCACTTGATACTCTATGTGACGATAATATACTTCTTGTAATGTCTTCATAAAGTGTACTGTAATAGTTATCAGAAGCATTAGTGCCTATTTGTGTTATCTCCGGAGCCAACTCTTTTGATTCAGAAAAGTTAATTACAGGTTTACCCGCATTACTACTACCAGCATATTGATATTCCAAAGCCTCTGAAATTTCTTGTTTTTCGTCCTCAGAAGGTATACCATTGTTAAAATTAATAAATAAAGAAGGATTGAAACCATTACGAAGATTATTATTATGGAAAGACTTAATTTGAATATCAATGTTAATGGCATCCAATCCTCCACTATAATCAGGTATTGGATAATATGTGTTATTTGGACTATAATCAAAATGATATAATATTTGTGATGGTTCACTGGTTTTTTGATCAAAAACAGGATATTTTGTTGGTGGATATTTTCTTGTATTTGTCCAGTCCGGTGAATAAAAATATTCTGATACTTGATCATCTTCATTTAATTTACCTGAACGAATCCTACTGAAATCTAAATGATAAATTTCAGCAATTGATTCACCATCCCTTGACCATATTACATTCAATGCATATCCTCCAAAAAGAATATAATCAAGAGCAGCTTTTCTAAATACTTCTTCAACAGTTTCTTTACCATTTACAGTATTTACTATTGCTAATGGTTCTTGTAAACAAACTAATCCATCACCACAAGTTAATTCTCGTTTGGCGCTTATTACGGCCTTATGTATTGCAGAGTTATTATATTGATGAATCAAATATTGAGGGTACAAATTATCTTCGCCATAATTTACCCAAGGTGTTCGATTAAAACTTTCCTGCATTTGAGGAAGTTTTATTGTTGCTAATTGTACTTTAGCTAATTCATATTTCTTTTTTTCCATATTATTCTACGTATATATAATTTGAATTATTTTCATTATTACTGGTATATTGAACAAATGTTTCAGTTTGTTCTCCAACTATGACAATTCCTGTATAAACTAAATCAGTACCATTGGCATAAATTTCAAGACTATTCTCACCCTCATAGGTAAAATTGGCATCAAATACTAATTCACAATATCTGTCATTCTCACCATACTCGGTAGGGTTAAGAACATCTATTGTATAAGTTTTAACATCCTGAGACATTATATGAGTAAATTTTAAAAGATATGTTGTAACAGCATCCCTCGTATTTTTATTTACATTTGAAGTTAGGGTTGTACTCCCCGTTTTTGTTAAATAAATCATTTGTTTATTACTTTATATCTATAAATATAAATTTCTATATTTATGATAAAACTTAATTATGAAAATAGGAAAATACTTTACATTGAAAGAATTAACCAAAACATCAATAGGATTATTAAATACTCCTGGTAAGTTTGAATTGGAAAATTTAAAATATCTTGTTGAAAATATATTAGATCCTCTCAGAGATATGATTAATGAACCTATAATCATTAATAGTGGTTATAGGTCACCAATGGTAAATAAATCTATTGGTGGTGTTCCATCAAGTCAACACGTAAAAGGTGAGGCGGCAGATATCGAATGCTCGGATAACGCTAAACTATTTAATCTAATTAAAAATAACTTTTTATTTGATCAGTTAATTTGGGAGAAGGGAGATAATAAACAACCATCTTGGGTTCACGTTAGTCTCAAAAAAACTGGTAACAGAAAAGAAATATTACATTTTAATGGTAAAAAATATATTAAAATTTTATAGATACAAAAAAAGGACTGAATAATTCCAGTCCTTTAATATATATTTAGAAATTTAATTAAGCAATTAAGCCATCAAATACATCTGCAAGTTTCCCAGAAATCAAATCTGCCATTTCAGGTTCTTGGCCAGTGAAGGTCAATTCAAAGCCGTTACGATCTGCAAGAGCAGTACCAGTATTAGCTGTACCTGATAATGTCATTCCATTTACTTTTCCAAGGAAATATTGAATTCCATTTCCGTCCTCAGCAATTATCTGAAGGAAATCATTTACAGCAAGTAAAAGGATTTGATTTCTTTTATCTGCTGCCATTTTGTAAAGAACAATGTTAAGTACTTGTTCAAAGTACAATGTACCATTTTCATAGCTCTTTGTGATTGTTTGGGCCAAAGAGTTCACTCCTCTTTTTAATTCAAATTCGTAAAGTGTAGTTCCAGTACTTGAAGAAGTCATCCCGGTAATTTGATCCTTAGAATCATAAGTGAAACCTGTAATTTCACCTCCACCAACAATAAAAACTTTTTTGATACCTCCAACTGATGTTCCACAAGAATCGTTTTGAACGCCTGATGTTATATAACAAGACATATTATTATTTTATTTATTTATAAGTTTATAATATTGGAGTGAGATTTAACTCCCACTCCGTTATTGTTTAAGATTACGCAATACCGTTAGTTACCCAATATACAATGTCAGAGAAGTAAACCAATGCAACACCATAGTTATAGTCTGCACGGATACGAAGTTCATTGTTATCTTTCGAATACCAAACATTCATTGTTTCAGTATCACTCATCAAGTCGAAACCAACTACGATGAAGTTTGCTGGGCCAACAACTACCATACCCGAACCAGCTAAACCGATTGTAGGAACAACTTTGATGTTGGTGTTAGGATGAACAGCTTCCATTTGGTTATGGATATTAGCTCCACCGATATAATTAGCGAAGAAGTTAGCTTTAGTCAAAGCCTGAACATACAAACGGAAGTTTGCATAAGACATCCAAACGACAAGGTCTTCACGAGAAGCAGCATCATCACCCAATTCAGCAATTAATTTATCAACTTCAGTGATAGGATTACCAGCTGAACCATAAGCAGCAGTTGAACTAAAAGTAGTTCCCGATGCACTATATGCGTGAGAGGTGAAAAGAGTTTTCAAACCATCGAAACAGTCACCACCAACTTTAGTAGCTTGCCATAATTTTTGTTCAACTCTTTGTTGAATTTGTTTAGATTTCAAATCAGCAATCTGATTGATGAAAGGAACAGTTTCTTCCGGTTGACCAGAAGTTAACAACATTGACTGATAGGTGTCATAAAGGTCTTTAGGACATAACGATTCCTGAAGAGATTCCGGACATACAGTCAAAGGAATTTGAGTGAAAGTAGTTGTGCCAGTTGCTGACCATCCACATCCACCAGCTTGGAAGATAGGATCAGAATCAAGGATGTTAACAGCCTGTGTTCCTTTGATACCTACTTTTACATTGGCATATTTAGGTGTAACTCCGCCTACAAGAGACTTAGCAATAAGTTCACCACCAACTTCATCTGTGAATCCAGTTATTGCAGATACGTCATAGCTGAATTCTTGTTTGTTTAAAATTTTCATTTTCTTAATTTTTATTTATTTTATTTTTTATTTCTTAATCGAAGAATTTTTTCAACTTTGGATTCTTCAACTATGTTTTCTACTTTCCCGTCAGGTATTTTAGTTCCAGCGGGTTCTTTTTTAAACTGAGTAAATTCATTTTTTACTTCAGATAATTCTTGTTCTGTAGCAGACATTTTTTCATTCATAGTGCTCATTTTTTCAGTAACACTTTCAATGAATTTCTTTAACATCTCAAAAATTTCATCCATTTCACCACCAACTGATGGTTCAACTTCTGGTTCCATTTCAGGTTCTACTTCAGGTTCTCCGATAGATTCTATTTTTCCGTTGGCTACCATAAATTTAGTGCCATCTTCCAATTCATATTCTCCATCAGGTGCAGGAATTTCACCTTCTTCAGTTACAACCATTACATCATTACCAACAGCAATGTCTCCATTAACTTTCAACATTGTTCCATCGGATGTTTTTACATCTGTAAACTCAACATTTACAATTGTTTCAACTTCTTCAGTAATTTCTTCTTTTTCATTTAAAAATCCATATGTCACCATAAGATCTTTAATTTTGTTAATTAAATTTTTATTTTCCATAATTTTTTTTTTATGTTTCTATTTATATATATTAAATTTTGATATTATTATCATTTTTCAATAAATTAGCCAGTTCAATTAAGAAT